CGGGCGCGTGGGTCGCTATCCACGGCGCCAAGATTGTCCGGGCGGTTTTTGGCACGGCATCATGCTAGATTCAAATCCCTCTGATCGTATGCATTGGATGTATCAGAATTTCATGGAAGCGCGGCCTGAGGGTCATGCGTTATTCATGCAGCCCGGCGGCAATGATCCGGACGCTGAAAATCTGGAGAATTTGCCCGAGGGATACTATAAGCGGATCAGCGCCGGCAAGCTGCAAGACTGGATTGATGTGTATGTAAATGGAAAATGGGGCTTTGCGCGCGAGGGTATGCCGGTCTATCAGGAATTTAACGATCGGGCGCATGTTGCAGCCGAGCCGATACCTTACGATCCAGGCCGCGCGCTGGTGTTGGGCCTGGACTTCGGGTTGACGCCGGCGGCGGCAATATTTCAGGTGCGCGCGTCCGGCGGCATGGACTGGATCGGGGAAGTCACAACGCAACGCGCAGGCGCTCTGCAATTCGCGCGGGAGTTGCGGCCATTCCTGGCAAAGCATTACCCGAACGCACCCGAAATACGCGCCTGGGGCGATCCCGCCGGGCGCCAGGGCGCGCAAACCGATGAAGATACCTGCTTTAATGTTTTGGCAGCGGAAGGTATTGAGGCTTTCCCGGCGCCAACCAATGTATTCAGCGAACGCGCAGAGGCAACGCGGCATCTATTGGCAACGCTATGCCTGGACGGACTGCCAGGGCTTCGCATTTCCCCTGTTTGCAAGTTTGGCGTTGTCGGATTTGGTGGCGGGTATCGGTATCGGCAAATCATGACGGCATCGGCGGGCGTCCGGTATTCAGATCAGGTCGATAAAAATCATTATTCTCACGTTTGCGATGCAGCCGGCTATGCTGTCATCGGTGAAGGCCATGGGGTTTCGTTATTTAATCAGGCGCCGCAGATTGTGAGTTATTCACGATCCAGGCGCGCAACTGCAAGGGGATAACATGATTGAAGATAAGCAGGAATTAGCACAGGTCATTGAGCGGGAACTAACGCGCGCGGAATCCTGGGACGTGGAGCACTGGGAGCCGGCGCGCGTTGACGGCCTGAAATACTACAAGGGCGAATTGCCGGCGCCGCCTGCTGATGAAGATTTGAGCGCAGCCGTCAGCATGGACGTTGCCGATATGTGTGAAGCAGTCATAGCGCAGATGCAGCCGGCATTTACCGGCGCGCCGCCGATTGAATTCGAGCCTGAGAGCGAACAGGACGAAATACAGGCCGCAGCGGAGACATTCTTCGTGCATCGCGCACTATCACGCAACGGGCAGGATTTTATTGCAGGGTCATCGGCTTTGCGTGATGCGATGCTGGCGCGCGCGGGCATTATGAAAGTTTGGACCGATGAGCGCGAAAGCGTGAAGCGTGAAATCCTGAGCGCCGTTGATCCGGATGATTTGGGCACTATGCTGCAGTCTGACGATCCAATGGTGACGCGGGAACTGGTAACGCCTATTGAAGATTTGGAAGTTGACGAAACCGGCACGATACCGAGCGTGGAAATTGTGACTCGGACGTTATCGCGTACGCTGCGCGTTGATGCCGTGGCGCCCGAGAATTTCCGCCTATGGGCTGATTGGCTAAAGCCGGGATTGGCCGGCTGTCCATTCCAGGCGGAACGTAAGGTGTTTATCCGTGGTGAATTGTATGGCCTGGGCATCGCGGAGCAGATCATTGTGGAATTGCCGGCGATGCTGGCCACAACGGACGCAACGCAAACAACGCGCACTGGCGGGCAGGTCGAGACAAAGCCGATTGATCCGGACTTGGAGAGCGTTGAACTATGGGACGTTTACATAGCAACGGATTGGAAGGAAGGCGGCGAAGGCGGCGAGATTTATAACTGTTTGTATTCAGCCGGCGCAACAAAGCCGGGCGCGTCCGGCGCAATGTCGCGCGTTGTGACTGATCCGGAAATGGTTGAATTCACGCCATACGCAGCCGGGCAAATCATTCTGCAGTCACATCAATTTTTAGGGCTGTCCCTGGCCGATAAAATTGGCAGGACGGCGGACGCAAAAACGGAAGTATTGCGGCAGTGGTTGGATAACTTGGCGTATCTGAATAATGGGCGCCTGGTTGTGGTCAAGGGCGCGGCGGACCCGGTGGCGGTCGAGCAAAACAACAAACCGGGCGGTGTTATCACTTCCGCGATGAAGGGCGGCATTGAAGCGATTATCGGACCGGATGCGTCACAATCCGCAATGGCCGCAATGAATTTTTTAGACAAGGCCAGAGGGGAGGCCGGCGGCGCGTCCCTGGACATGCAAACGGCGGGCGCGCAAGTGAAGGGCGAAACCTGGCGCGGCATCGAGCGGCAATATGGCGCAAAAGAATTACTCGCAGGGCTGATGCTTCGCACGTTTGCAGAAACCGGCTTACGTGAGGTTTATATCCTGGCGCACCACAACATGCGGCTATATCCACAGAGCAACATGCAGGGCAAGTTGCGCGGGCAGTGGGTGTCGCAGGATTCGAGCACATGGAAACCGCGCAGCCTTGCGGCGGTGCAAGTTGGCGTTGCCGGGTCCCAGATGCAAGAGCGCGCAAACGCGCTGCGCGAAACGATCCAGTATCAGGTTCAGGCGATGCAGGCCGGCAAAGAGGGCGAACTTGTGGACATGAAAGGCATGTATCAGGCGTTGAGCGCATTGGAGCGCGCGAAGGGCCTGGAAATGCCCGAGCGGTATTGGATTGATCCGGAATCGCCTGCAGCGATCAAGGCCGCAGATGATAAGCGCGATCAGCAGGCGGAGCAAAACGCGCAGCAAACGGCGCTTATTGAGCGGATCAGCGCAATACAGGTGGCGTTGCAGGCATGGGAAAAGCGCCTAGATGCTTCCGTCAAATATTTTGAGGCGGTCATCAAGGCGGAGGTCGAGCAGATGAAAGTTACAGGCCAGGCGACGGCGCAACTGGAAGTGTTGCAAACGCAGGGATTAATTGCTGCAGCGGGCGCAACGCCGAGGGAATCCCCTGGCGAGACTGCTGCATTAGCGGCTGCGGGTGTTGGCGGCGGTGCGCCTGGTGCTGCTGCTGGTGGTGCGCCGGCATGAGAGGCGGCGAACTGAAAGAGGAAATCATGCGCGCGTTGAATAGCGGGCTGATTCATGCGGACGAAATCGCCGAGCGTGTTAAGCGCCCTCAAAATCAGGTGCGCGTGATCCTGGATCGGCTGCGGGTTGACGGCGATGTGATCCATAAGCCGGCAGTCAATGGCCGCGATCGTGTGACATGGCATATCAAAAAGCCGTGTTTGTTGTCGCTGCACTGGAAAGGGGTTATTCATGCTTGACGAAGGCGCAAGGGTTGCAAGCACTGCTGAGGATTTTTGCATTGACGTTGCGCGCGATCTGCGCCGGCGCGCGGGTTTTAATGCGCTGATGGATGAGTTAGAAATGCGGGTGTTTCAGGAATGGCGGGCCGGAGCCTTTGACGATTGGGCGATGGCCTGGGGTGAACTGGACGCAATCAAGCGGCTGCGCTTTGCAGTCATCACAAAAGGGGAAGTGAGCAATGGAAAACGGGAAAGCGACAATCCGCGCGGCAGGCGGCGCGCAGCGGCAGCAACGGCAACAACCGGCGCGGGCGGCGGCAGCGGCGCCGGCGGCAACGGGTGAAAGCCGGAACGGGATCGGCGGCGGGGAGCATACCTATACCAGCGATGTGCAGGCGGCAGCGGCCCTGCTTCGTGGTGAGGCGCCTGCAAAGCCGGCAAACGGGGCCGGCAGCGGCGCGCAGGACGATGGCCAGGGCGCCGGCAGCGGCGCGCAGGGTGATGGCCTGGACGATGGCGAGGGCGCCGGCAGCGGGACGCAGGGCGATGGCCTGGACGATGGCGAGGGCGCCGGCAGCGGGACGCAGGGCGATGGCCTGGACGATGGCCAGGGCGATGGCCTGGACGATGGCCAGGGCGATGGCCTGGGCGACGGCGACGGCGCAACGGGTCCTGTGACTGTTGCGGAGTTGGCTAAAGCGTTGGGGACAAAGCCCGGCGCCTTGATGGATGATTTGCAAGTTGAGGTTGATCTAGTCGGGGAAGATGGCGCAAAGGTGGTGCAATCCGTTACCCTGGGCGATCTGCGGCGGGGATACATTGGCGCCGAAACGCTACGCAAAGAGCGGGAATCGTTCGAGCAGACTAGCGAAGCGAAGGGGCTGGAATTCATGCGGACGCGCGCGGACTTGGAATCCCTGGGCGCCGCGATCCTTCCGCATGTCCCGCAGCAGGTGCAGGCGGAGTTTGCCGCCTGGCAGCATAAACAGATCGAGCGAGAGCGCACCCTGGCGCATGAGGCGATACCGGAATGGCGCGATCCTTCCAAATTTCAAGCGGATCGGGGTATGATGATCGAGCACTTGAAGCCGTGGGGTTTCACTGCTGCAGATGTTTATGCAATTGGCGATCATCGGATAGCCAAATATGTGCGAGACAACGCACGCAAAGCGCAACGCGCGGCAGAGGCCGAGCAGAGGGCGCGCAACGCGGGCAAACCTAAACCGGGCCAAGGACCGGCGCCAGGCGTGAAACAATCCGCGCTGCGCCAGCGATTGGCAAACATTGTGCAAACCGGCAGGGCCGCAAAAACTGAAGCCGAAAAAACGGCAGCAGTCGGCGCCCTGCTTCGAACTACTGGAGCGATTAAATGATTACGAGCGCAACGCTTAAAGCGGTACCGTTTGGCGGCCTTGTCAACGAGGACGTGATGCAAAAAATATGGGATATTTCCAATATCCCTTTGCCGGTGCAAGACATGATCGGCAGCGGGTCCCATAAAAACGAGTTTGCCGAGTGGACAACGGATGAACTGGCGGCGCCGGATATTGCAAACGCGCATGTCGATGGTGCTCCGGTGTCAACGGATAACACCAAATCCGGCGAGCGGGTCGGGAACCATACGCAGCAATCAGTCAAGCGCGTGAAAGTGTCAAAGCGCGCGCAATCGTCCGATGTGATCGGGCAGAGTAATGCCCTGGCGTATCAGTTGACCGAGCGGCAAAAGGAACTGAAACGCGACATTGACGCAATCATGCTGCTGAATCAAGGGAGTCTTGCGGACGATGGCACCGACGCGGGCCTGAGCGCCGGCCTTGAGGCATGGCTTAAAACGCATGTATCCTATGGCGCAAACGGTGTTGCCGGCGGTTTTAATCTGTCTACTGGCCTGGTTGTTGCGCGCTCCCTGGGGACTAAACGCGCGCTGTCCGAGACCGTTATTCGTAATATTTGCCAGGATATTTATCAGGCCGGCGGCAATCCGAGCAAAGCAATGGGGCGCCCGGCAGTGATTCGCAAGCTGTCCGAGTATCTCTTTACCAGTACGGCAAAGGTCGCAACGCTGATGAGCGATCAGGGCAAAAGCCGTGAGGCTGCTGCGGCCCTGGGTGCCGTCAATGTGTTTGTGACGGACTTTGGCGTTACCCTGGAATTGACGCCGAACCGCCTGCAAACAACCACGGCCACGGCTACGTCAACGCTGTTCATCATTGATCCGCCCAAGCTGATGCGGTCCGATATGAACGGCATTGCGGTCGAGCCTTTGGCAAAGGAGGGCACGGCGGACAGTCGCTTAATGTCAACCGATTGGCTGTTGAAGGTCCTGAGCGAAAAAGCGCACGGCCTGATCGGTGACATTGATGAGGCTTTGGCCGTAGTTGCATAAACTTTGGCGCTAGGGTAAGGTGTCACTGACCCAGAGGGGCGGCTTAATCCGGCAAGGATTTATCCGCCTCTCTTTTTTTTAAGGTGAGCGCATGGACTGGAAAACAAACCTTGCAGGATGGCGGCAGCGGACCGTGATCCAGGGCGATCGGGTGACGGTCGAAACAACGCAGGACCCGTATGAGCGGCAATTGATCCTTGAACGCAATCAGGCGCTGCGGAATGAGCGGCCACAAAATGATCTGACTTTCGGGCGCCAGGTGGCCAGTATCCCTTTCGAGGATTATTACCAGGCGATCCGCGATTATCCCGGCCTGAAATCAGCAGATAAACAAGAGCGGGAGCGCGCCTGGGCGCAATTCCTGGCGCGGCCTGAATCCCAAAAATACAAGGTGCAATGATGAGCCAATTAATCCGCATGGGGCGCCGTGATCCGTTTACCCGGATTTTTCGGCGCGGCGATTGGGTCCCGTTCGGGCGCGCGGCTGCAGCCGTCCCCGTTGTTGTGGATATAACCAGTCCCGCCGATATGGGGCAAATCCCTGAGGCGCAATTCTACAGTTTCCAATTTCAGGCAACGCTTACGCCTGAACAGCCGGAGCCGGTCGCGTGGTCTGTTGTGGCCGGCGCCCTTCCGCCTGGTCTGACGCTTTCGGTTTATGGGTTTCTGTCGGGTATTCCTGGGATCGGATCGGCTGCGGTTTACAATTTCACGGTGCGCGCCGCAGCCGGCGCCGCGTTCGATGAGCAGGCGCAGACAATCGAGGTCACGCTATGACGGATAAAACATCCATTCTTGTGCAGGTCATCGCCTGGTTGCATAACAGCCTTGCGAATTCGCAAACCGAACAGTTTTGGACCCTGGCAAAAAATGCCATTTTGGGCGACATTTTAGGAATTGATGATACGGCGCCTGATTGGGATTTGACCCATGCGGAACAGTATCCCGCGCTCTGGTTTTATGCGTGCTTGTATGCCGGGCGCGTGTTTTTAGAGGATGCGGACGGCGCGGCAGCGGCGGACAATGGATATAAAAGCGAGGTCGCGCGCGTGAGCACTGCGCCGGTAATTCGCGGGACAACGGGACAATTGCGGAGGCCTTATGGCGCTTGAAGATTTAACGGGAAATAATGTATTTATTGGCAATCTCAATAAATCATGGCCGGAGGATACGGATTATCTGGATCAAGCGGACGATCATGTTCGGGGGATAAAAAATGTCCTGCAAAATACATTCCCCAATTTTGGCGCCGCACTAACATCAACGCCCGAGCAGGTTGATGCAGTTGCAAAGGCAGGATTGCCTAAACGGTCGCGCCAGGTATTCGCAACGCCTGGCGCAGCCACGTGGACAAAGCCGGCGGGTATTCGCTATGTCGTGATCCGCATGGTTGGCGGCGGCGGCGGCGGCGGCGGTGTCAATGCTACGGGTGCGCAACAAGTCGCCGTTGCTGGAGGCGGCGGCGGCGGCGGGTATGTTGAAAAATTATTAGACGTATCTGCTATTGCATCATTAACTCTTTCAATCGGTGCCGCTGGTGCTGGTGGGCTTGGTTGGCAAAATGGGTTCCCTGGTACTTCATCGCAGGTCGGCGCGCCGGCATCACTGACCGCCGGCGGTGGTGGTGGTGGTGCTGCGGCAAATCCTGGCGAAGTCAAAGGGCCGGGTGCAGCGGGATCGGCTACAGGTGGCGATTTAAACGCGCCGGGCGGTGTCGGTGCTGTGGGTTGGTATACATCGGACGCAAACCGTGTAACCGGCGGCAAAGGTGGTGATTCTTTGCTAGGCGTTTCAGGGCCGCAAAATAACTCTAATGCACTGATAGGCGCCGACGCCACTGGTCGCGGTGCTGGTGGTGGTGGTGCGGCATCGGCGCAGGGCGGGCCCGGATACAACGGCGGCAGCGGTGCGGCGGGCATTATTATTTTTGATGAGTTTGGCTAACCGTGAAAAGCCTGGACATAACCTTCAAGAGCGAAAACCGGGACGCGCAGGCGCAAACCCTGGGGCCTGGGCGCGATGGTGTTGCGGCCTGGTCTGCAACCATGAACGGGCGCTTTATCAATGGCGCCTTTCATTCCGTGGCCGGCGAGGTCCCTGTTTTCGCGGTGCCAGGCGGTCCGGCAGGGCCTATCCTGTTCGCGCGCACGGCAATAACTGGCGGGGCGTATCGTGCCGTTTATGTGACGGCTGCGGGTATCGGCGCTTTTGATGGAACGCACCACGATATAACGCCGGTGAGTGGGTGGCAAAGTCCGGCGCCGGAAAAAATAACGGTCACGTCCCTTAATGGGATTGTTGTATTAAATGCGCCGCCTAATCCGCCGTATGTGGTTAATCTGTCCACGTTTGCGCCGGCCACAATTATTCCAGGTTGGCCGGTGACTGATTCATGCGCGGCAATTGTCGGATACCGTTATTATTTGGTGGCGTGTGGTATTTCATCGCCGGGGCAAGCCTGGGAGCAGTTGGTTAAATGGTCGGACGCTGCCGAGCCGGGTACGTTGCCGCAGTCCTGGACGCCGGCGCCCGAGAATGATGCGGGGGACTTAATTCTTTCCGATGTGCCTGGCGCGATCCTGGCGGCAAAGCAGATGATCGATTCAGTCATTATTTACAAGGCCAGCGGCGCTTTTATGCTGCAGTGGGTTGGCGGTGCCGCGATCATGCAGCGGCGGTTTTTGTTTTCAAACCTGGGCGTGGTCAATCCGCGCGCAGTGGTGGCGATGGAAAAAGAGCATGTATGTGTGATCCCTGGGGACATTATCGTTCACAACGGCGCGACGTTTAAATCCATATTGGAAGGGCGATTCCGCAAGTGGTTTTTTGAGCGGGTGCCGGCGGTGCTCTGGGCTTATGTCGCGGTTCATTACGATCCTATCAGCGGAGAGGTCTGGGCCGCGTATCCGGACAACGCGAACAGTCCCCAAATGATCGAGGCGTTGATATGGAATCGTTACGATGATTCATTGAGCGTTCGGCAATTCACGCCATGCAATGATCTGTTTTGGACGCAAATACCCGGCGCCAGGCGCCCTTACGCGACGGCGAATTTTTCGTATCAGTCGTCAGCGGGCATGACGTATGAATCCACAACGGCGCGGCCTTCCGGTACCGCAATGACTTGTTTACCGGCAGTTGTCCAAAATGATGTGCGCGTCATCATGCTGGATGCAAACGATCCGCAGGGGACGCAGGCGCAAACAAACCTTAATGAGCAGGTCACGGCCTATTGTGAGCGGGTAGCGATCCCGTTGGGGTCATCGGGGCTGCGGTCCCTTATCAAGCGCGTTAGGCCGCGCGTATCGGCGCCGCCTGGCGCTGAATTGCTGGTCCAGGTTGGCGCGCATGAATCCCCTGATGATGATGTTGCATGGGGCGATCCCTTCCCCTGGATTTCAGGGCAGTCGCGCGATGTGCCGGCCATTGCGCCAGGGCGTTACGGTGCTATCAGAATTTCCGCAACGGGTGTGCGCTTTGTGGCAGAGGGCGCATTAATCGAATTCACAAATCAGGGGACACAATAATGGCGCAGGCGCCGAGCAGTTACCGTGAACGGGTCCGTCCCCGTTGGGTCCCTGGTGAGATACCTGAGGGTGAGGAAGGGCTGCGGGCGATAAAAAACGAATTGGAAAAGCTGGCGGAATATCTACAGGCGCCGGTGCTTGATGCGATCCAGTTTCCGTTGTTGTATGCCGAGCCTTCAAAACCGCGCGACGGTATGCTTTGCTATTTTGCGCCAAATATTATTGATCCTCTCGAAGGGCTTTATCAATTCAGGGCGGGCGCATGGAAGCGGATCAACTAAGGGTCTGCGCGGTGCCAGTGGACCGCCTGGCGGAAGTATGGCCGGCGGTGGCGCCCTGGTTCGCGCAAGCGTTCGCGCGCAATCCCGAGGGGACGCAATCATTACGCGCAACGCGGCAGCGGGTCGCGCGCGGGCGTTACCTGCTGTTGATGGCGGGCGATGCTGCGGCGGTGCGTTGTGCGGCCCTGCTGGAAAGCGGCGCGCCGCGTGGTGTGCGTACCGTGGCCGTTGTTGCTGCTGGTGGTGAGCGGCAAGCGACGTTTGCCGGCCCTGGCCAGGCGCTTTGGCGCGCGATCGTTGGCGTTGCGCGTGAGCAGGGCGCAGCGCGTGTGCGTGTGGTCGGGCGCCCTGGTTGGGTCAAGTGGTGCGCGAAACAAGAGGGCCGGCGCCCGGCAATCAAACAAGTTATTTTGGATATAGGGGTTTAATCATGGGCGGATTCAGTAAGCAAAAGCAGCAATCTTCGCAGGGCGCGCAGCAAAATGTTTGGGACGTTCAGGCGCCCTTTTTATCGCAACTGTTCGAGCGCGCGGCGGGCATGTCTGGTCAGCCGTCAACGGTGCAGGCGCCGGCAATGGGCGCATGGGAATCTGCATTAACAGGTACGCCAAATTCAAGCGTGGGTCAGGTCATTGAGAACGCTTCGCGCGAAATGGGGCTATCGTTCGGGCGAAACACTATGCCGGCGATCCGGTCCGGCGCGGTCAACGCCGGCGCCCTGGGCGGCAGCAGGCAAGGTATAGCGGAAGGGTTGGCGGCGGGTGAGTTGGCGCGCGCGCAGGCCGGCATGACTTCACAAATGACGATGCAGGCGCAAGAGCAGGCCAGGCAATCGCAGTTAGGCGCCCTGGGTATGTCGGGGCTTATGGGGTCATTGCCCTGGCAAAACATTCAAGGCGCGGCGCAGGTGATCGGTTCGCCTACTGTGCTGGCGAATTCCTGGGGCCAGGGGAGCGGCAGCGGGTCATCTATGAGTTTTGGCAAGAAATAAAGGGGGACTGATTATGGCTTTCGGATTATTGGCGCCGCTCTTGTTGGGTGCGGGCGCCCTGGGGCAGCGCGCCGTGCTGGAAAACAGCGCGCGCAAATCAAGTGAAGCGATCAGGGGATTCATGGGGCAGGCGCCCGGTGAGTTTCAGGCCGATTTATTTCCAGGTGAGGCGCCGATACCGGGACTTAAAACCGCCGGCAGCGGACTCATGGCGGACCCGGCAAACCCGGCAAAGCAAATGGAATTTGCTGCAAACTTAATGGGCCTGTCCCCGAGGGATCGAGCGGCGGCGGCGCCTTTGTTCGGACAGTTGCTTAATACGTATTCGCAGGGCGCATTGCAGCGGGAGGGTTGGACGCGCAGCGAAACGATGCAGCGCGAACGCGCGGCGCAGGCAGATCAACATTTTGAAATCACGCAGGCCGGCATAAATGATCGGTTTAAGCAGGATTACGACTTCAGCCGTGAGCGGTTTAATGAAAACGTGCGGCAATTTGGGTTGACGCAGGCGCAGGAAAAACTAAAGTATGACGATCAACGGCGCCTGGCCTGGGCTGCGAACGCGCGCGCAGAGGCGGCAGCGGCGCGCGAAAAAGCAAAGGCAGAGGCGGCGGCAGTTGATCCGTTTGCCGGCATCAAGGTGCCGTCCGGGTATCAGCCTGCAGTGGTGCCAGGTGCGGACGGACGCCCGGCGGCGGGTGTAGTGCCGATGCGAAATACGGCGCCCTGGGTTGATGCACAAAAAGAGGTTGGCACGTTGGGCCAGGCGCGGGTGCTGCTGGCGGAGTTGTATCAAGACATGGAAAAAACCGGGCCGGAAATGTGGGGCGCGAAGGCAAAAGAAATGAAAGCCAAATATTCGCAGATCGTGGCGGCGGTCGCGGCCCTGCAGAATAAGGGCGTACTGCAAGAAGGCGAAATGGAGCAGATCATGGAAGGGTTGCCGGACCCTAGCGCCCTGGGGACGTTCAAGGGATCGGCGCAAGCGGCCTACAATAAAACCGATGAGATTTTTAAAAATTCTCTCGATCAGCGGCGCAAAACTTATGCGGGTTGGGGCCTGGATATTCAGGGAGATACCGCGCTGGATTCACTGCGCCGGCAGCGGGCAAGCGGATTTTTCCCATCATTGCCGGCGGGTGCCAAGCCGGTAGGGGGTTGATATGGCCAAA